ACGGGCGACGCCTAACTCCTCAAGAGCTAGGTTGTAGAGAATTAGGGCTGTTGTCACTTGAACCTCCAGCTAACCACGGCCATCATTAGGCGGCGACTTTTTGGTTGTGTTCATCAATCCAGATTAAGGCGTCCGCCTTTGTTCCGAAGCCGGTGTGGAGAATTTCGCCGTCAATCTTGCGAACAACATCAAACGATCGAGCATTCACTCGCCACTTGGCTACGAGAGCTGCGCCGTCTTCGCCTTTCGCAGTATTCTCCTCGATCTGAAGGGAATGAATGACTTTGACCTTAGCCCAACCCTGGGCAGCATCAATGACAAAAAGCTCCGCGTAAAACTCATTGCTCTCATGTCGCAGAAGGATGCGGTCCTTCTTTCTCATCGAGCGTTCCGGCCCAACCGATACCGTAGCCCAGTAGCCAGGCTCCAGAGCGTCTTGAAGGGTCGTCCCTACGGCGGCTTCCGCCGACCACACTCGATGTCGGAACTCTTCCATTCCGAAATCTTTTTGCAGTAATTTAGTCATCTTCTATCCTCGCTATAGAAAAGGCCGGGCACACGATCGCGCCCGGCCTCAAGATTATTCCGACAACTACGATAGTGTAGCCGCCGTAATCGACGTTGCGTTCAATACATGGTGTATCGTGCAAGTCGGTGTGTTGGTGTCTACGACAATTATGGCATCATTCGCGGTGAGGCCGAAGTCAGCCCCGTCCGAGAAATAACCAGCCGCGTCAACATCAGTGTGAGCGTCAGCAGATGTGTAAAGCCACACCCGCGGACCACCACTCAAAGCACCTCCAGTGAGGTGCAGTCCAGTATTAGCATAAGCCACTATACTACTCCTCCTTTAAGAGAGTTGGTAAGCCGAGCCGTCATGCTTCATCTGCACGATGCCCGAGTTCTGCAACAGAAGTGCCTTCCGGTAGATGGTCGAGCGGGACCAAGAACTGTCCTGCTTTTCATCGTACCCGATGGCAATGCTCTCTTCGCCCATGTTGCATGCGAAACCCATCGAGTCCCGATGATACATGTAGCAAAGTTCGTTGCTGGTACCGATGTTAGTGATACGCGCCGACACCATCCAATTGATGCCTGCCCATCTCCACATTTTACGGATTGCTCCGCTGTAGGATTTGAACTCGACGTAGTCACCAGACGAGAACTCAGTGGTCTGCATGAGGTAAGCCCGAAACGCCGGGGTAATCACAGCAAACATATTGTCTTCGTCTTCCACCGGCACATCATTGACGCCGAGTTCCGCCTGCGCCGACATCACCATATTGATGCTGCCAGTTGTAGCGGTTCCGGTGTCGATTGTTGCACCCGACAAAACGCTCAAGATCTCGAGGTCGATGTCACGATTGATCACCGCCATCGATGCCTTACGCATGATTGCCTTCTGATCGCCCTGCGACGAAAAGATGTTGAAGTTTGTCAGCTCGTAGGGAGCATGCTTTTCAACGAGTGTCGCAGTCGATTGCGTGTTGGTCGGGTTCCCGTAAGGGATCTGACCGTTGACGCCACGGGTTACCGCGGTGTCGGTGCCTGACCCAGCGACCAGGAACGTAGCCTGATTGCCTTTGGTCATGCTTTCTTTTGTCATCGAATACCGAAGGATGGAGACGTTCTGTTCGAACTGATCCACCATCGCTTCGCGGTATTGGACGACTGCTGCTTCTACAGCCATCGCTTTAGTCCTTTCGGATTAAAGCCTCCGTTCTGGTTGTCTCTTAGGCGAGCGTCAGGGTTGACCCAGTGCGGGGGCCTTCGTCTCGCCATCAAGGGCTTCACATTGGCGGTTAAGGAATATCCTCAACCGAGGGCCGTTACCGGGTTATCTCGGTGAGAGAGGATAGTTAAGCCGCGCTGCGTCTCTCACGACGTAGCTTGGCATCTATGAGCTTCAGTTCCTCGGCCTGAAGCGGTTTGTTTCTTTCGTACTCACCTGGGTCAGTACGTCTGATCTTGCGGATCTCCTCGAGACGATCAGTGAGATCGCCTCTGGTCGTGCCATCCGGCACCTCTGCACCAATCGGCAATATCTCTCTGCCTATACGGGCAAGGAACCGAAGTGTCGCCGGGTCCGCTCCGACCTTACGACCGTTTGGCATACGCGCGCCGAGGATAGCCTCTTCGATTGAGATCTTGCCTTCCTCGCCTTCGATGGAAACCTCTTCGGAAGCGTTGTTGAAGATCCCACGGATGGCGCCGATATTGGTCTTGTAGTCAGTCGGTCCCCAATCATCGCGGAGTTCCTGCTCCGAACGGGCATAGAACCCATTGTCGTCGTCGAGCATGCCTTCCTGAGTGGATCTCTCCTGACGGAGATACCAGTCGATCGCCTTGCTGACGTATTCATTCGGCATGCCGGCTTCATGCGCTTCTTTCATAAAGCTCTCGGCAACAGGCTTGTCGGCCTCGCCGAGTTGCATTCCGTCTGATAATTGAATGTCGTACTTGTCTGCCGTCTCCGGCACTCCGGCGGCTTCGCGCCATGCCGCGACATCTTCTTCAGAAGCGTCAGCGTCGGGACGAGTAAGCGTCGTTCTAGGAGCATTCTCCTTCAGCTTCTTCTCGGCATTAACCGCCCAGTCGAGAACGCCCACAGGGCTGTCAAATCGATCGAGACGTTTCAGTAGCGCCTCGTCTTGGGTGAGACCCTTTCGCCAATCATCGCCCCAGCCGGAGGGACCGATGCCATCCTTAGAAGAAGCCTCGCCATCAACAATGGTCGAAGCCTTCGTGGTAGCTGTATCTGTCGTCGCCTCGGTGACATCTGCCGGGGCGTCGGTGGCCTCGCCGTCAGTGTCTTCAGTTACAGTTGTGCCGTCACTCATTAGAAATTATCCTCGCGTTTAGAAGGTCAAGCACCATCCGCCCGACGCTCTGGCGTCCGATCAAATAGTCAGTCAGCCGCGCATTATCTGCGCGGAAGGAGTCGTCGGTCATTCCGCATGCCCGCTCCAATATCCACTTCAATGCCCGCTTCTGCTGTCCCTCGTTGGCGGTGCCATCGCGGACGGCTTGAAGAGCAAAGATATCGGCCCTGAAAAAAGTCGCAGGGGCAGCGGAGACCGCCTCGGTCTTAATCTTAGTCGGAGCCTTCATGGGAACCTATTGTTGGACTTGGTCAGCTATCTGAGCGGCCTGTGTTAGGCCGGGGGCTGCTTGCGCTGCTTGTTGCATCGCCGCCATGCCCTCTTGGATCTTCTTCTGTTCAGCGAGTTGCGCTTGGACTTGGGCAAACTCTTTGTCATCGAGAAGCCACTCTGCCGGCAATTTCTTGCCCTTCAGAGCGTCATAGGTAGCCTCAGTCCAATTCACCCGTCTAATTTGGGTCTCATCGACCGAGGCCGCGGCTGTGACGATCTCGATCGTCTCCATCAGCTTTTGGCTTTTGAGTTCTTCGCTCATCTCGCGGATCGGGCTTTGGAACTCGTAACGGATCTGCTGACCCTGAAGAACCTCTGGGAGTTGATCCTCTGGGCCGAAGGCTTGCATGACACGGAGGATCTCGAATGTCCGCTCACAGATCTTGGCGTTGTACTCGTCTTCCGCAGGAGCCAAGAGCGGGGAGGCAGCACGGATATGCTCTTCAAGACGCTTACGCACCTCGTAAGCAGTCATCTCCCCTTGGTTCTGGGGAAGGCGCATCTTGTCGAGAAAGAAGCCTTGATGAAGGATGAGGTTGTGACGATCTGCTAACTCGAAGCCGATTGGCAAACTCCTGCCAGTGAGGTCGAGTGGACGTATAGGATCGCCGGAGCGTTGGTCGTAATTCTCTTCGACGTAGGTCACTCCGCCAGAATAGATATTCAAGTCTGAGCGTAGGGCCTCTTCAGTGGCAATCAGAGGCGGGTCCACCGCCTTCTCGCCGGCCTCCAGAAGAATACGCATAACAGTCTGGAGCGTCTTCGCGTCGTTCAGGCCGGGGCCTGTCGCGGGAGACCAGCCATACGGTGATCCGACGATCGTCTGCCAACGAGGGATGACGTACCTGTTCCAGAAATATGGAGTGGCTTCCATGACATGTTCGTTGTCACGGTCGATGTAGATCGACGTCCACGGCGCGCGCGGCGTCTTGCGGTCCTTCGGATCTTCAAGGCCCTCACGAGGACGCATGATATGGAAGCAGTCGATCTTCTTCTCGGGATCTTTGTCCATCGACCGAGTAACCGAAGCGTGAACCTTGGTGCCGAACATCTGGACTAGCTGACGAACCGTCGGCTTCCATTTGCGATAGATCGTGTCCGTCTCGCCGTAGGAATTATCGGACCACGCGAAATCCTTCAGGTGGTGGTTGCGATACATCAGGCTCGGCTGGTCGCGGCGAACATCGATGTCGATGACCGCCTGTCCGAACGTCACCCAATCATGGTCAGCAAGTTTAGTGGCCTTGATGAAAGAAGCAGGCGGATGATACATCGCGCGCTTCTGAACTGAAGTCATAAACTCCAGCCACCGACGGCTCTCTTTGTCCTCGTCAACTTGGTCGCCAGTGACATGGATGCTGAACCAGTCTTTGCTCTCAGGGCGCAGCATTGATTGCATAAGGTTCCCAAGCTCGCGACGCTTTAGAATTGGCTCCGAGGACATGAGGCCCTCCCACCAATCATGGTCGGTCGATCGATTGGTGAACTGCGCGCGTTCTGGGTAGAAGTTCTCAGCGATATCCTGCCAGTACCCGAGAAGCGGACCTCTGGCGTCGAATAACCCCTCGCCAATTTTGACCAATTCTTTGGTACGGCTATCAATTGTCATCGCATTAGCCTTTTGGTGCCGACTGCCGTTCTGAGACCAGACGTTAGGATCGT